CAAATATGGGGAAAATGCGAGATTGGATTATTAATAATGCAAAGTGGGAAGCCGCCAAACAATATTGTTTAGATAGAGGGTGGGAGTTTAAAATACTCACAGAACAAGAAATATTTGGAAATAAAGAAAGTTAAACAGTTGAGTAAAGAAGAAATAGACGCTGTTGTTAGAAGATTTAGATTTGAAAATCTAGACATGGCTACTAGAGAAGCAACTCATTGGTTTAGAGATGCTTTATCTGAAGTTGGTACTGTTTACAGAGAACCCTTATTTAAACAGGTTATATCCCCTAGACAAATGACTTCTGGAAGCATGTATTTTTTTGGATACAATCCTAAAGGTAAAACAGATCTTTCTTTTTATGATTCTTTTCCTCTTATAGTTGGATTGGAATGGAATAAAGGTTATGTTCTAGGCTTGAATTTGCACTATTTAAGACATTACAACAGGGCAGTTTTTTTAAATTATCTTCTTGATTACACTAATATAGAGGATTGGTATAAAACTCCAGGCGCGTTTATGAAGATGACTTATGATAAACTAAAATCTTCAACCAGTATGATGACAAAATTTATGCGAGCAAGCATTAAAAGATACAATTACGAGCAAATAGTAGGAACTGTTAAATATGTTGTGCCCTCAGACTGGAAAATAGTGCCTTTTTTACCTATAGATAGATTTGTGGGAGCAACGCGAGAAGATGTCTTTAAATGGTCTGCCAAACAGTAAGGGAAAATAAGCCATGAATAATAATTTTAATCTTAGTGCCTTTACAGCATCCTTAGGGAATTCTCTTTCAACGACTTCTAGATCACGACAAACGGGATCCTCATTTATAGAAGATCAAATAAATTTTGCTCGCATGACCGGCTACATGCGTTCAAATCGTTACTGTTTGATATTTGAGGGTGTTCCTAGCATTTTAGAAAAACCAAGACCTGTTTACGATAGATCAATAAATGGAATAGGTATAGACAATAAAAGATTATCAATGAATTGTTTACAGGTTTCTATACCTGATGCTTCGTTTACAACATCAGACTTTCAGGTTGTCGGCCCAAAACGAGCAATACCACAAAATCAAAACTTTGGCGACAACAACGCTTCATTTCAGTTTAATTGTGGAACTGATTTATATGAATACAATGTTTTTAGATCTTGGCAAAGATCAATTGTGGATCCTGTTTCTAGATATGTTGCTTATTATGATGATTATGCAAAAAACTGCTCTATAACAGTAGTTCCATTACCAAACAATGTTTACAACTACAATTATGTTTTGGAAATGTTGGCTAATAATAGATTATATGGAATAAAAATGACTGAAGTATACCCAAGAAGTGTTGGTGTAAATCAGTTACAAAATGCATCTACGAACGCATTAATGGTTTCTAGTGTATCATTTGGATACCGAGAACTAGTACCTCACTACAGTTGGGACGATGATTTAAAATATTTCTTATACGCAAGCATAATGGGTTTCGAGGATACTATTACAAATACTGCAAGAGTCGCAGACGATCAATTGCGTGGTATAAGAGATATATCAGTTCAAGAAGCAGAAACCATGAGAAGTTCTTGGCTAGCAAAGCCTCCTATTGGAGCAAAAATTGACGCTGGTAGACCAAATTATGATCACTATATTAAACCAAATAGAAAAGATCCCTCTGGCTTGCCCCCTTATGCTGGCGAACCGGATCTTTTCTTAAACAATTTGATAACTAGTGGAATCAATACTACTGCTTTGTTTAGAGGCATATAAATAAAATAGTCGATTTGACAAGGAGATTTTAAAATGGCTTTACCTATTGTTGCTACACCAAAATATGAAATAACAATACCCTCTACAGGACAAAAAATTGAATATAGACCATTTTTGGTGAAAGAAGAAAAAATTCTTCTACTGGCAAATGAAACTAAAAATGAAAAAGAACAAGTTAGGGCAATGAAGGAAGCAATTAGAAATTGCACATTTGAACAAGTTGATGTAGAAAAACTTGCCCCTTTTGATATAGAATATTTGTTTTTAAAACTTAGAGCAAAATCTGTAGGTGAAAGTGTAGAAGTGTCTATTGCTTGTGATGAGGGATGCAAAGAAAATGTTAAACTACAAATAAACTTGGATGAAATTGAGGTAAAATTTAATCCTCAATTTACAAACAGAATACAACTGTCTGAAAGCATTGGTGTTTTAATGAAGTATCCATCTTATGACGATATGGTTAAACTATCAGATGCTCAAAAAAGTGAAGATCCAAATTTAATAATGGAGTTTGTTGCTGGTTGTGTTGATACTATTTTTGATAAGAAAGAAATGTACAAAGCGAATGAATACAGCAACAAAGAAGTTGTTGAGTTTTTGGAACAGTTATCTCAGGTGTCATTGAAGAAAGTAATGAATTTTTTCCAATATATGCCAACTGTAGAAAAAACTGTAAAATATAGTTGCTGTGGAAAAGAGAAGGAGGTAACGCTTAGAGGAGCACAAAGTTTTTTTCAATCAGCATGATGCATGACACTCTGGCAAACATGCTTGAAAGCAATTTTGCGATGATGCAACATCATAAGTATTCTCTAAGTGATATCGAAAATATGTTACCGTGGGAGCGAAGAGTTTATATTGAAATGCTTGTAAATCATGTGAAGGAGGAAAATGAAAAAATGCAGGGTATGGAAAAACAATTCGATCCTGCACAATTTAGGAAGTAATAGATGGCAGAATCTGATTTCAATTTTGGACCAAACTTTCCTCCAGGAGGAGCACCCGAAAACGCAAGGGTGAACAATGCTGCTTTTGATGCTGAATTGAAAAAAGCACAACAGTTACAAACAGATACAATTAAGGGATTAACTGAGACAATAGATAAATTATCTAAACAATATGATGAGTTAAACTCTTCAAATAAAAAACTTTCTGAAGATGAACTTGCTGCTAGTAAACTATTAAGAGACAAAATCTCATCTTTAACAGAAATTTTAAACAATGTAAAAGCAGAGGCTAGTGTTGGGGGTAAACCTGCTCCGCTATCGAATGTTGGTATAAGAGAAAGAACCGAAACTTTTGATAGATTAACCGCTGTAATAAAAGATTATCAAAGATCTGCTGCTGAACTAAAAAGTTCTGGCAAAGAACTAGATTTTGATGCCTGGTTTGAAGGTTTTATTGAGCAGCAAAAACTAGATCAATTAAGTTTGCAACAACAACAGTATAACTATTTGCTTCTAAATGATGTTAAAAGTATATTAAAACAATCTAACACATCTCTTGCAAATTTATCAGAAGATGATTTAGAAGAACTCGCAAAAAGATCAATAGCGTTGTCTGTTGAACAAAGACAGCGCGAAATACAAATTATACAGCAAAACAAAGATATAATAAAACTAAACAAAGATGCAAACGCTCAAGAAATTTTAAACACAAAAGAATTAATTGCTTCTAGAAAATTTGATCCAACTAAACCTATAATAGAACAAGGGTTTAAAGGAATAAACAAAGACTTAGATAAAATTATAGAAAACACAAAACCTAGAAGTTTACTAAAAATTGTTCTTGATTTAATGGGCCCATTCGGAGCAGTAATTAATTTTTTTATTAAACTTGTTGTTTTTCCTTTAATGTTTTCTTTAGGTATTTTGGCTGGATTCTTTTTAGTACAATACGCAAAATTTAAAGCGATAGGACAAATTCTTAGTGGCGAAGTTTTTTCTAATATGGCAAAAAGCCTAATTCTAGTTAAAAATGCTCTAGTCTTTACATTTAGAGATTTGCCTTTAATAATATCAAGTTTTATACAGAGTTGGTTTTCAAGAACTGCTCAACTTTTTGGTGGTATAAACAAAACAGCAAAATTTTTTGATTTTATTGCAAACAAAAGTGAATCTTTCTTTTTCACTTGGACACGACTATCATCTTTTTTAGCAAGAATACCTACAGATCTTTCAAGATTGTATAATGTTTTAGGAGCGTATGAAAAATCTGTTGGCAGTCTTAGTATTTTTGGCAAAATTTATGTAATTGCTGGAAATTTAATTGTTGGTCTCTCTAATTTTGTTTCTTCAATTGGAAGATTTTTAGTTCCTGTTCAATCGTTTGGTGTTGGTATAGGCAAGGCTGCTTCTGGAATTGCTAGTGTGGTAACTACACTACTTTCGCCAATAACAAATTTCTTTTCTACTGGTTTTGGAAAAGCATTAAGTATATTAGACAAATTTGGATTTGGAATTGGTAATGTGTTTAGATTTGGTGCAACTATAGGAAAATACTTGGGGGGAATTTTAGCACCACTTTCTACTGTTATTAGAGTGTTGGGGGATATGCCAATTTTCTTTAAAGGATTGTTTAGCGGTAATTTTTACACAATGATAAAATCAATTCTTGGTCTTGTAGTCCAAGTAGCAGGAATGATTTTAGCAACTGTGTTTGGTGGGCCTATAGGTGGTTTGGTCGCTGCAATGACTTTAAAATTAGAAAACATATTAAAGTGGTTTGATCCTATATTTGACTTTTTGATATACGCTGGTGCTTTAGTTTTTGGTTTACTTTGGTCGGTGTACAAAGATTTTGTTGATCCTGCTCTAGAGGCAATATCAAAAGTCATAATGGCAGTTTTAAATTTATCTTTCTCTTTATTAAAGCCTGTATTTAAATTTGGTCAATTTGTGATAATGCTTCTTGCTCCCCTTTTTGCAGTAGTTGCTTTAGTTTTTAAAGGTTTGGGCTATGTGTTTAAAGGAATAGGCATGCTTGCTGATGGTTTAACAAAATATGTTATTGATCCTTTCTTTAAGTTTATGAGTGATTTTGCGTTTAAATTTATACAACCAATTTACGACTTTATTGCTGACTCTTTTATTGGAAAAATGTTAGGTATGGAAACAAAAAGAGATCGACTTAGAAGAGAAGCAAAAGAAAAAGAAGAAGCAATTCAAAAGGCAAGAAAAGAAAAAGAAGAAAGAACTGCTCCTGCTGAAGGAGGTGGATTTAGTTTTGAAATGCCTTCGGTTGGCTTAGGATCTGTTGATACTTCTGGAATAAATGAGGGTATAGGAAAAACAAAACAAATTGTAACTGAAACCGTAGATAAATCTGTAGATGTAATTAAATCTACAGTTAACGGACTAGATTTGAGTATATCTGGTTTGGGCGATAGAATACGAGAATTTGGGGTTTATATAAGAAATGCTTTAGTTGGATTATCTCGTTCTCTTGGTGTAAAGGCATTAGAAATGGGTAATGTTGCTTTAGAGAAAATAGATACACCAGAAACTAGAGCAATGTTAAGTGCTGCAACAACCCCGATAAATTATTCTACGGCAGAAACAATAAAGCCATCATACACAGATACAGCATTCTCTAAACAACAAAGTGACATTTTGGCTTTCACTAGAGCAATGCGAGAAAATCTAGAGGAAAGACCTGGAAATAAACAACCCGCCAGTGTCATTAACAACCAACAAACAACGGTTGTCAACAACACTGGCGGGGGCGGTACAGTAATAACTATGCCTAGTAACAGCGAAAGAACTGTAAATCAAATTAACAATTCTGTTCGTCCAGCAGGATAATCAATCCTCTTCAGCCAATTTGCGGAAGTAAGAAAGAGTATCCTCTTCTTCACCATCTTCCTCTTGAGCAACAGTCTTCTTTGCAGCGGCAGTTTCCTTCTTACGGAACTTCTCGCTCAAAGACTCACGGATGGGTTCTTCATCTTCAGCCTTCTTTGAAGACTTGATTTCAGTCGTGAGAACAGTCTCAAGACGCTCCTTCAATTCTTCGTAAGGCTTGAACTTGTCTGCATCAGTAAACTCAGTAAGAGAATACTGTGACTTCCATACCTTCTCAAGCAGATCGTCCTTGCCATCAAGAAGAGCAGACTTATTATCAAATTCGCTCTTGTCGTAATTGGCAAAGCCGCCGACCGTCTGAATCTTCATCTTGAAGTTACGACCAGTCCAGAAGTCAAACGGGTTGATGGGTTCCTCGCCGGGGAACTTCGGCTGCATAGAGTCAGTAACCTTGTCAAAAATCTTCTTGCCATACTTAAACAAGAAAACCTTACCCTCGTTCTCACGGTTAGCAGGATCGCTAATAACCATGATGTTAGAGATGTAAGACAGTTTACGCTTACGATTTCTAGCAATCTCCTTGTCAGACTCAACGCCGCTGTTCCACAGTTCGTTGTTAGCCTCACATACAGGACACTTCTTGCCGATGGTAGTGGGACAGTTCTCAATGAACCATCCACCCTTTCCTTGGAATCCGTGCGAGAACACTCTTGCCCACGGCACATCCTCACCCTCACAAGCAGGCAGGAAACGAATCACGGCGTAGCCGTTGCCATCCTTGCCTCGTTCGGGACTCCAAAAGCGGTCGTCCTTGTATGACTTGGTTTCCGTGGTCTTTTCCAATTCCTTTGCGAGAGCAGCCACAGAAGTCTTGCTCATCTTCTTCATATCTGAGAATCCAGCCATTGTAGTATCCTTTCGTATTACGGAGTATTAAAGTATTAGTGAGTGTATATTGTATACTAGGTATTCTTTGTATGCAACTTATTTGTGATGATTTCCGAGATTATTCTCTTCAGTTCATCACGCCTAGTATCTAGGTGAAGAAACGGAGCATATCTTAAAATAGGTATACCCACTTCTTCCCATATGGGATCGCCTTCCATATTCCACCGTTTTGTAAAACCTAAAAGGTCATCCAAAACTAAAAATGTTTCAGGGGAAATTCTTTTTTCCATTACCATGCGAAAGATTTTTGGATGTGTTCCGGTTTCCTGTCGAAACAAATTATTAAAACACAATGGATCGTCTTTACAACCTTCCCATAGTTTATTCATTTCATTTTTAATTTGATACTGTAAAGCCTGCACTCGCTTCATTCTAGCAAGGTGATCACTTTGCGCTTCTTCGTTAAGCATGTCACCAATCCAAGCACGATTTACCAAAATCTGAGACAAAAAGAACTCGACTATTTCATCACGAGAGTAACGCTTGGCTAACTTCTCAAAGTAGTAGCGATCTTTTCTGCTTTCAAAAGTCTGAGGAGCAACCTTGACTTTACCGAACCGATGGTAATCAAACCCGCTGTTTTTAAAGTGTGCTTTGAGTGTTATGAAAATTTGATACGCTTCAAACGGATGCATTCAAAATAATTTAGAATCTTTCTTAAGCATATTGTACCTTTGTCCTTCCGCTTTTAATCTTTCTTTTATAGGCTTTGTTAGCAATTTTGCTGCGGCTTCAGGTTCAATACCATATTTTTCACACAAATCCACAACAACTTCCATGTAGGTTGTGTCTTTTCGAGATCTGTATAAATCTTCTATCTGTCTACAAAAATCTGCTTGAAGGTTTATTATAGATCCCATTTTATTCTTCTCTCGGTATATTGTTTAATTTTTCTCCGCGCTTTAAAGCATTTCGAAATTCAGTTTCACTAAATGCTAAAGTAACTTCTTTCTCATGCATAATAATATGAATGATGTGCTTACCTTCTTCTAATTCTTCTTGTGTGTCGCCTAAGATTGGCTCTAATGCTTGAGTTTTTGATTTAAACAGTTTGGTTAACCATTTCATTTATTTTCCTCTGTAATTCGTCAAAGTTGTTGTCTGCCCAATACCCTTTGATGGCTTTGCCTAACTTGGTCTTATAATCGTCAGGAGTCTTCTTGAATACCTGTGTCACGCCGTCTTCAGCAGACACCAAAATCACAATCTGCGGAATTTCAACACCTGTGCTTTCAAGCCACATGTAAGCATACGCTGCGGCTTGTTCAAAGTAATTGCCGATCCACTCTTCTTTTCTGGCAGTTCTAGCCGACTTGAAATCAATCACCGACAGAACACCTTCGTATTCTGCAATGCAATCAAATCTTCCTGCCATCCGAAGCATGTCAGAGCACAGTTGTGTTTCCTGAGCCACTACCTTGTTGATTTTCTCAAGGTTAGGCAGCATTTGGTCAAACAGTTTCTGCGTTTTGTCGTCAACCTCTCGTGGAGTTTCTTTGTTTAGATGCTCTTCAATGATTGTGTGAAGAGCAGTTCCACGACGAGTGGCTTCTTCAGAAGTCTTTTTGTTGGCAGGATCTTGTCGCCACTTTGCCCAAAAGTCTCGCTTTGCCCATCCTGTAACTGTAGTCACGGACGGATACCAGTTGCCTGTTTTAGCAGACTGATAGAATCTTCCCATGCCTTCAAGTTCAACTGATTTTAACTTTGGTTCCATTTCAATAATCTCTCATTGTATTGCGAGGATGGGCTTTTTTGATTTTAGATATGACATCTTTAAACCCACCATCTGGACGAGTAACACCAAGACGAACCGAATCAATTACTTGGATAGCAGCATCCAACTTGATTACTTTCTTTTCGCCACACTTTGGACATGGCTTCTTGGTTGGTTTGTTGCGATTAGCAATGGTTTGAAAATCATCCCACACATGCTCGCATGCATTGCATTTGTAATCGTATAAAGGCATATAGTATCTTATTTATAAGGTCTGACCTATTATACTACGATATTCCAATAACGCAAGATCTTTAGCCTTGGTTTCCATCATTACATCGTATTGGGCATTACCCAAATCAGGTATGCGTTCTTTAATATAATCTGAATGGGCTTGTGGTTTCTTACCGTCAGCCGACTCAGAATAATGCACCTTGGGGATTTCACAAAATCCTGCCCAAGTTGAAAAAGCCATGTCAGCGGCTTGTTGTAAAGACTCGCGTTGACAGAACCGATGGTGGTGAATGTCCAACACTAATTTAAGTCCTTCGCACCGTGACCACAGAATTTCATAAAGATCACTCATGCTCCACATGGAAGCCTTGTCATCGTTCTCTATGGTTAACCGTCGTTGAATCTGAGGTGACAGTCTGCGGTAATTGTCTGCAAACCTTTTGGCAGTATCCGCCTTTTCACCGTAAGTGCCACCCACATGAATATTGATAGCAAACTCGTCACCGTAACCCAACAGGTCTGCAAGAGTTGAGTGCATCTCAAGACTCATAATACTCTTATCTACAATTGCGTGATCGGGAGAAGCCAAGCAAGTGTAAGGTCCTGGGTGGCAAGACAACCGCATGCCGTTTGCTTTGGCTAGTTTACCCGCTTCCGCAAAGTTACTGCGAATGGCTTGACTGTGGTGTTCTGCTAGATTTTCAAGACTATACTTCAGAGTAGGATGATCCATAAACGGAAACATCTCGCTGCTGATACGAAACATTTTTACTCCATTATCCACATTCCATTGTATAATTTTTACAAGATCAGCAGAATTTTTTGCAGCCAACTCACCGCAGCGTTCAAGACTAAAGTTAGCCATACGCAAAGTTCGGCTTGTGGTAATTTCGTCTTTCTTTTTAACGCCTTGATTAAGTGTAAGATTCACGCAGGCGTAACCAATATTTCTTATCATATAGTTCTCAATATAACACAAAAGCCTTGCAATGCAAGGCTAATGTGGCAAGAATCACACCCGTGATTTAGTCGTCGTCCCTATCGGGAACAGAACCGTCGTCTTCATCATCAAAGTAGAAGTTTGAATCTTCTTCTTCAATTTCATCCATCTGTTCTTCAGAATACTCAGGCTCGTCTGAGTTGTCCGTGGATTCGTAATCTTCCTCCTCATGTTCCTGATGCTCATCGTCATCATAGTTATCAGGCTCATCAGGTCTAACTGTGTTGTAATAGTTCTCGTGAAAAAAATCGTCAGGGTTGTAAATTGACATATTACTTACTCTTCTTGGGTTGCGAAGTTACTTCAATATCGGTGTTCTTTACCCAATACTGAGCATACGGATATGTATCCTCAATGGTATCGGGGTCGTGAACCGAAACAAGATACTGTGGCCCATTACGCGGGTCACGCTCGGCGCGAACAACCATACCTGCTCGCTCCATAGAAGGAATCCAAACCTTAGTGCCAGGAATCAAAACTTCTTCAATCATTTTTTATAATTTTCAAAAATAGTAGGCGACCACAAGCCGCCAAGTAACGCTTGATGTGAGTAATATACTACACCAAAAACTTT